TTTTATTTTGATTATAGCATATATTTTTAAACATATGATGATTAAACAATGAATTGTTTGTTAATGTTTAAATATTTAATTGTTTGTTCTTTAGACGAATATATTAAAATGATATTTTACAAAAACCAAAAAAGGGCTTAAAACAATCTCTATTGTTCCAAGCCCTTTTGTTATATACTATAATTTAATCTACATATCCTTTTGAAGTATCAAGCGTAATCGTGCTTGTTGCTCCGTCCCACCCAACATAAACATCTAATGCTTTCATAATATCGCGTAGCTTGAAATAATTGTTACCGTCGATGTTATACGCAGTAAAATCTACCTTTTTACCATTCAGATAAACGGCTGCCGTCGTTGGTGTTGCTGACTTATTTTCTTTATTTGTATTTACTTTCATTTCGCCGCCGACTGCGGTGTATTTTTTGCTTGTCGTTATTGATATTGCGTTGTTTTTTCCGTCCCAACTAACCTCGAATTGCTTATTTGTGCCGTTTAAAACATAAGCCAAATCACGGAGTTTAAAATAGTTATTATCGTTAATGTTATATGCGTCGAAACTTCTCTCCTTACCATTGACAAGCACTTTTGAAGCGGTGGGTTTTGCTGTGATACTTTTGGGGGGGGCAGTCATAGCGAGGATTTTTGCTATGTCGTTTTTAGTCCATATATCTTTACCCAAATTTAATTTAATATTACCTACACCAAATTTTTTACAGTATTCATCATATTGTGTTTTTGAGATTTTTTGTCCGTTATAATAATAAATCTGAGGAGTAACATCAAATATATGCTCTAATTTGTGTTCGATGAGTTTTCCATTTTTATATTCCATTATTCTACCAGGAGAATCACCAGTATCAAAAAAACTTCCGGTAATTAAATAATTTGTATTTGAGATATAACCATAAACATAATCTTGACCGTCAATAATAATATTATCAATCTCAACCTTGATATTTTTTCCGTTTTCTATATCGCAAATAAAATTATTTCTATTTCCATTTTTTCCTTCAACGAAAACTACCATTTCATCAAAACTGTCGTTATCTAAATCTATCAAAAATGCTGCGATTTTATCAACATCTTTTGCATATTCCTGTAATGCTGTTGAATAATAATGCGGATTTTCGGGTATCTTTACGCCATAGATTATTTTGTCAATATTAGCTTCGTTGATGTCGTAGAATTCCAAAGAAGCAGGCGACCCTTTTTGTGTCAATAAATATTGCTCATATATGTTCCCTTTTCCAGTAGTAGTTTTTTGAGAATCACTATATTCCATATTTTCTATTACAAGTTTTCCGTCTTTTACATATAAATATTGACAAAAACTCCAACCACCACCGAAATCTGTATAAAATATACCATTAAAACTATTATCTACTGGTAAAAATAACTCAACAGCGGATTCAGGTCCACCATCATTCCCTGTTCTATCCATTTTTACAACTTTGCCATTATCATATTTATAAATGGCGAATAGCTTATACATTTCAATCATAGGTCGTCCATCATACCCTATAATTAATTCTGGTATGCCATTTCCATCTAAATCACGTAAAGCAAAAAAATGACGTACATTGTCTCCGTAAGAATCTAACCTATTGTTAGTGTCTCTCAAAAACTTCGCATAAGCGTCCTGCCACGCCTCTGCCGCAGATACAACTGGGACTGTCTGTATTGCCATGATACTGCATAACATCACTATGCACAATACAAGACTGACAATCTTTTTTACATAATTTCTTTTCATAAATTTTTGCTCCCTTGATTTTATTTATATATCTCAACGTAGTATCTTTAGGGGCGTGTCTACACGCCACCTAAAGACTTTTCCGCCGAGAAAATAATAAACGCCCGTACAGTTATCCATACAGGCGTAAAAATCCGAAAACACAATTATCATACATCATTGACTTTTGACATCAAATAATATATAATAAGATTGGAGTGCGGAGTAAATCCGTTGTGTATGGTGGTGTTGCACCTTATACAGACCATAGGGGGCGTGATAGGCTCCCTGTGGTTGCTCGCGATTATCATTCCTCTGCAATTATTTTAACGCATTTTTGTTTTTTTGTCAAGTGTTATATGTAAATTTATTTACTACGGGTATTACAGCATAATAAAGTAAACAAAGGCTTTGTCAAGTATATACTTGAACAGGTCTTTTTTCTTTTGGCGGGGCTTTTGATGATAGCAGAATCTAAAAAAATGTCAACGAACGGGTAGTATTTTAAAATAATTTTTGTAAGTAAATCCAATGAAGTCAAAACCAAAAATTTTTTGAAAATCTCCACCCTCGCGTTGCGTCATTGACATTTTTTGATATTCTGCTGTTTTTATTTTGCCCGCCGCCGAAAAAACAAAAAACTTTTAACCCAGACTATGACTATTATTCAACCGCTGTATAGGTTGAAAGTTAATAAAAACAAAAATAAAAAAGAGAGGGCAAAAACATGAAAAACATTTATTTCAAAAATCCGAAAACACTCGAAGAACTTAAAAAGCAATACAGAGAACTCGCATTTAAACATCACCCAGACAAAGGTGGCTCTAATGAAGTTATGAAAATTATCAACAACGAGTATGACGAATTATTTAAAATCTTGAAAGACGTTCACCAGTCTAAAGACGGCGAAACCTACACAGCAAACCAAGCAAGCACAGAAACGTCCGAATATTTCAAAAATATTATAGATGAATTAATGAAAATGGACGACATAATAATTGAAATTATCGGCTGTTTTATATGGGTAACAGGCAACACGAAAATATATAAAGACAAACTGAAAGGATTAAAATTTAACTGGCATAGTAAAAAATTAGCGTGGTATTTAAAACCGGACGATTACAAAAAACGCAGTCATAAAGATTATAACCTTGATGAAATTCGCGTCATGTACGGCACAAACGGAGAAGTAAGAAGCAACGGCACAGAAAAACTAAACGAAGAACCAGCGTAAAAAAACATAAGAGCAAACGGGGGCGTAAAAACTCCCGTTTGTGCGTTTTATTCAAATAAAAAACTCCCATTGTACCAACCATAAATTCATTGGCGTAATGGAAGCTAAAAATCAATCAAAACCCACGCTGTTTTCAGCGTTTTCCGTGATTTTTATGTTTGTACGGAGAAGAAGGGATTTGAACCCTTGCGACAGTTACCCGCCCTATTCCCTTAGCAGAGGAACAATATTTACGATAAAATCGGAGTTGATAATATTAAGAGTAGTAATAGAGTAGCAATACGAACTAAATTTTGTTTATTGCTTCAAGTTTATCACTTAATGGTATATGAGTATATTGCATCGTAGTTTCGTATTTTTCATGACCTATCGCAGATTGTATTATTGCCGGCTGAACTTTGGCTCGAGCCATTAAAGTTCCGAATGTATGTCTGCAACAATGTGGTTTCTTTTCTGGAATTTCGAGACGTTCTAATGTTTTGTAATAACGTTCATAAAAAGTATTTTCGTTCATCTCTAATAATTTCTTTTTTCCGCGATTATAAAATTTTTCTACAATCGGTTTTATTTTATCAGCTATACCGATTTCGCGGTCAATACCTGCGTCCGTTTTAATTCCGCCTATCATATAGTTTTTATCTAAAAATACGTTTACTTTATATATTTTGTATAATTCGCCGTATCGCATGCTCGTATAAATCATAATCAAAATATAACCGGTAAAATCATTTCCGGCGTTATAATCATTCCAAAATGAGGTTAGCTCTTCATCTGTAAATGATGTGTTCTTGCTTTTAGGTGTGGACGGCAATTCTACGAATGAAGCGTAATTTTTCGTTTCCGCCAAATAATCTTTTCTTATTGCATGTTTAAACATAAGGCTGCATAATGTTTTTATATCTTTTTTCGGATAATATCCTTTTACTGAATCAATTACTTCTTGTATATCTGGTGTTCTTATATCGGCAATATTTTTATAATATAAATCTTTGCATTTTTTATACGCTATCTTATACGCAGCTATTTTGCTTTTTCCTATATTGGAATAATGTTTTTTCTTCCATTCGTCATATAATTTAGAAAATTTTATATCTTTCGGCTTTTTGGATTCGTCTCTTAATTTTTGTAAATATTCTAATCCTTCTTTTTTCGTCTTGAAGTCGCTTTTGGTTTTATATATACGTACTTTTTCTTCCGTATATCCGAGCGTAACAGCGGCACGCCATTTTTTATTAGGAAGTTGGTAAACGCTTCCCTGCCCGTTCCCGCGTGATTTCGTTTTACGTCCGGGTAATTCAACTATCTGCTTTTTACCGCAAAACGAACAAAAAATACTATCGTCTGCGATTTTTCTATCACATTTTTTACACTTCATCTTATTCACCTTTTGGGGCGGTTTTTTTATCTATCATAGCTAACTCATAAAATTGTCTGAATAAAATATCTTTTTTTGTTTTGCTAAAAATTCTATAAAAAGATATAAGATTACATTCCTGTTCTGTTAAGGTATGTTTCTCAGAAGGGTCGAGAAATTCATTTTTTTTCGCCATACCAAGTCTCCTATATAACATATTCCGCAAGAGCGGGACTTTTTTTATTTATTCACTTCCGGTTTTTCGGTTAAGTCAAGCAAATAGTCAACACTACAATCAAGTTCTTTGGAAATTCTAATTAAAATGGCCACACTTGGATTGCCGCTTCTTTTCCAACTCGAAGCATTTCCTTTACTTAATCCGAGTTTAAGCGTTAAAGCCGTGGGTGTTGTTCCTCTATCTTTGCATAGTTTATCGAATTTATCATAATTCATAAAAATAATACCTTTTTTATTTTTTAAACTTTTCCTTGACAGTTTAACTAAATTGCACTATAATCTATAATATAAGTATTAAACGTATTTGCATAGAGGAATTTTATGAACGGAAACAGAGAAGAATTAATCAAAAAAGCATTAATTGATAAACTGTCTGGCAATATCAGCATTTATTCAGCCGACGTCATATTGACCGTGGCTGATATTAGCGACGAAGAAATGTACGAGTTTCAGGATAAAATAACCTCCGAAATCAAGCAACTTGCCGAAAAAAAGAAAAAATGATTTTTATAATAACGATTTTAATTCTTTGATTTTTCGTTTTACCGGCAACACTCCGTTTAATTTTAAACCGCTTTCATAACAAGCTATCGCCTCTTCGGTCATTTCATATTTTGAATAACAATCGCCAAAATTTTTATATGTCAAAGATAATTGATATGTACTCATTGATTTTCTTGATATTATATATAAAAGCTCAATTATACGTTCTTCAAAAATATTGTTAAATTTTTTATTTAATTTTACTATCAAATCATTTGCCAGTTCATTCAAATAATACGGCGATGTTCTATTTAATTTTTCATAAAATAAATATCCGCATTTTGAACATATTATCCGCAAATAATATAATTTATGATTACATTCAGGACAGTTTATGTACATATTATTTTCGAGTTTTTTGATTAAGTTTTTTGGCGAGTTTGTTTCTTGTTTCGAGAACTTTATCATTTGAATCAGGGTCAGGCTCTAAATTTAATGCGTCCCTTAATATAATATTATTAATTGAAGATTGCACAAAGCTCATTCCGAGTTTTATTGAAGTTTCCGCTCCCTGTTTTACGTCTAATTTATCTAAATTATTGCATATATCGCTTATTTTTTCACATGCTTTATCTGCGTTTATCAATGCGTCAAGGTACTGGTCGCAAATATTTATGACTTCAATTCCGGCATTATATACGCCGTCACTAACGTCTTTCGGCTTACTACCCCCACACCCTGCAAGACTCAAAACAAGCGCAAAAACTAAAATAATCGCAATCTTTTTCATAAACATACCCCACAATTCAAACTTTTTACGCAAACCGCCCCCCCTAACACGGGAGCGTATTTTTATATACATGTTCAATAATACCACTGCAATTCGTCCATGATAAAGTAACACTGGCGTATTGGCAGCCCCTGTGAAATGAAATACTCACGCGCCTGCCACAGCATTCCAATTGTTACGTTTAATTCTTCCGCTGCGTCCATATCGCACATTATATTAGGCTGTCTCATAACTCTTGCGTAATCTTCGTATGTTATGCGGTTTAAATCGAATTTATTTTTTAACTGAAGATTATGTATTCCATAGACAGATGAATCAAACGCCCGTATTTTCCCTTGTCCGGTTATGCGTTGCCGTTCCGGAATTGTCGGTCGAATCGGCGTGTGACTGAATGGGCTTAATGTAGGGACATAAGATTTTATATTGACAGAATCGCACAGCATATCCGGTTCCCGAACCCCGTTCCAATATGGAAGCAATCCTTTTCGCTGATATATATGTATAGCCTCGTCAACAAAATCTTCGGGTACGCTGAATGATTCGGCTATTTCGTAGCGGCACGTTTCTTCTTTCAGGAGTTTTTTCAATTCTAATGCAGGGACTAAATCATTGACAGTATCGACTTTGACTTCATATTCAACTTTCCTTTTGCAGCCTCTCATCGTGCGGCTATTATAATAAGCGTGTTTTTTATGATGATTGCATTCGTGGGTTAAGACTAATACTTTATCCGCTGTGCTTTTTACTTTTCTTTTGTTGACCGCGATAGTCACATACCCGTCGTCGTCTTTGGTAATAGCGGATTTATCTTGAATTTTTTCATAATATATAAGGCTTATGTTATTATCGTATATATACTGTTCAATTTCTTCAAGCGCGTCCATTATTTTTTATCCTTATCCCTATTACTCTTTTCTCTTAGTTCCCGCCCAAGCCTAACTATATCCAATATATGGTCAACGTCTTCTTCGTCCAGCTCTTTATCTTCGCCGCCGTAATACGCATAGCCTATCCCGTCAAGAAGTTTTATCTTCTCCGGGGATAGGCTGTTTTTTTTATCGGGCGGTCGGGGGTCGTCAGATAATCCTAAAATATAATCCGAAGTAGTCCCAAAAAATTCAACCATTTTTTTTAAAGATTCATTATCAGGGTCGTGAACGCCTCTTTCCCAATTTGAAAGAGTCGCTTGCGTCACATTAAGCTGAAGCACGAAATCTGATTGTTTTAATCCCATAAGCTCACGAAGCTCTTTTATTCTATTCATTATTTTTCACCTCGCTTAAATATTAGTATATCTTATATTTTTATAGAAGTAAAGCAATATAAGGTTTTATTATAAAAAATATAAATATTCACAGAAAATTAATAATTTATTAATTGACAAATAAGAAAAACTTATATATAATAAATATAAGATAATCTTATATAAAATATTTCGGGAGGTGTATATAATAGATAATCTTAAATTGCTGCGTGAAAATGCAGGATATAAACAATCAGAAGTCGCTATAAAATTAAATGTTTCTCAAAGTGCGGTATCTCAGTGGGAGTTAGGGTTATGCAATCCCGATTATAAATTTTTGGCAAAATTATCAAAAATCTATAGTTGTACAATAGAAGATCTAATCAACGCAATCCATTTAAACAATAACGCGACACGCGACAGCCCCGGCACAAACACAGTATAACACAACCAGCATAACGAACTTTAGGCAACACATAAAACAGAAACGAGGTGATTAATATTTATGGAAAGAACATATCCGACGACATTAGAAGAAATCGAAGCCCTTAACGCCGATGTATTATACCCGTGGCAAATCACGAAATATTTGAACGCCAACGAAGATACTATCAATTGCGCGGCTAAAGCGGGATTGCTCCCGTGGGCTTACAAATTAGGGTCGCGGACTGTAATCCCCAAAAAAGCGTTTATAAACTATCATAGATACGGACAGGTATCAGCAGGAACAATTAAAAACCCACTAATCGAAGTTATCAAAGTAAACGACTCTTGAATTTTGACTAAAAACTAAAACTATATTAAACCTATTATAACACAAAGGAGGCGAAAAAACGTGAACACAACAAGCGGATTCGCACTTAAAAACGGACGTTTGAATTCACACATGAAACTTATCCCGGCAGCGACGGAAATGAATCTTTCAGACAGAACGCTGCGTAAATACGAAAACGACCAAATCAAAAATAAAGACCCTATGATTTTTGTAAACGCGATAGACTTATACGACGACGAAAATATAGGGTTGGCTTATCTTAACGAAGACCCGGTATTCATTCGGTTATTCGGGAAAGTAGTCGAGACGTTGCTTGACAAAATCATACGCAAAATCATAAACAGCATGAATCCGACAATAGAACCATATTTTAACGCGAATCAGCGTATAGGGTTCGCGTATTAACATTAACGAAAGGACGGTGAAAAAATGGCGCAGGCATTAAACTCAAGAATTATGCTAACAGACAAGTATTTCCGGGACAAACCGTCGGAAAAGCCCGTCGAAAGCATGAGCGTACTTACGGCTGACGCAATCAGACGGGCGAGAGAGAACAAGCCGGTTCGACGGCGCAAGCGCAAAGAGAAAGCCCGGCGCGGCTGAGGCGCAGGGCAATCGGGAGTAACGTGCTATGAAAAATAAAAACATATATATTATATCATATTCTCCCGAATCAGTCAACAGAAAAAATAAATATTTACAAATAGAAACAGGAGAACAAATAAAATGAATTTAATATTAAAAAAGCTAAAAATAGAAAATTTCAAAGGGCTTAAAAATCTTGACATAACGTTCGACGGAGACGAATTGCACTCTGAAATCTCCGGGGCGAACGGGACAGGGAAAAGCACGATATACGACGCGTATATATGGCTGCTGTTTGACAAAAACGCTTCCGGGGATAAAGACTTCTCAATAAAACCGAGACAAACCGACGGCGAAGAAAAACATTACCAGAATATCCGCGTTCTTGGCGAGTTTGCCCTCGACGATAAAATTTTACAGCTTGAAAAAATATACTCCGAGGTCTGGACAAAGAAACGCGGCGAGGAAACTCAGGAATACGGCGGCAACACGACGGAGTATTACATAAACGCTGTGCCGCGTAAAGCAGGGGAATACAAAAATTATATATCGTCGCTAATCAGCGAGGACAAATTCAAAATGCTCACGTCGGCGAAATATTTCAACGAGGGCATGAGCTGGCAGGAACGCCGCAAATTGTTGTTTGAGATAATCGGGGACAGTTCAGAAGAAAATATAATCAACGAATACAGCGACAGCTCTGACGTCAATATTGTCGCCGTAACAAACGGGCTCCCGGCTGAGGACGCTTTAAAAATGTATAAACACCAGATACAGAAAACCAACGCTGATTTGGCAAACATACCTGTCAGGATTGACGAGGCAAGCAGGTTTATTCAAAACACGGAAACGGCTGACGAATCTAAAATCAAATCCGAAATCAAAGATATACAAGAAATAATCAACAGTATCGACAGACAGATTGTCGAAAAGCGTAATTTTCAGAGAGAAGTCAATGAAAAACTCCGGGACATAAGCAATCTGAAAGTGAAAATATCCGAACGGGAGTTTGAATTGAAAAACGCCGGCATGGAAGTTGAAATAGAAAAAAACAGACTTGAAAGAGCAATCAGGACGCTGGAGGACAGCAAGAACACCGCCGAAACAGATATAAGCCGCAGTATTCAGATTATCGCCGATAAAGAGGCAGAGCGCGACGGTTTACGCAGGCAATATTCGGACGTTGCCGGGAAAATATTCGAGATAGACGAAGATACTTTAAAATGCATAACCTGCGGTCAGGATTTGCCGACGGACATGAAAGCCGCCGGAATCGAACAGCTTCGCAACGATTTCGAATCGGACAAAATGAAAAAGCTGACCGAAATAAAACGCAAAGGCGATTATCTCAATTCGGAAATAGAAACCGCCGGAAAAGCGATAGAAAAAAGCAATGAATTTTTAAACACTCAAAACAAACTAATAGAACAAACAAAAAATCATATATCTAAAATTAAAATCCAGCCGCTTGAAGAAACTGACGTAAATACAGACCCGGAAATAATTAAATTAAACGCTGTAATACAGCAACTGCAAGCCGATATAGACAATATTGCAGTCGATACTGCCGACGCTCTCATAAAAGAAAAAGCGTTGCTCATGGAAAAACTTGTCGTATTGAACGAAACGCTCGGCAAAAACGCGAGGATAAAAGAATCGAGGGAACGCGTCGCCGCGCTGAAAGCCGATGAAAAAGAACTGTCAGGGAAACTTCTCGATATGCAGCATAAATTACATCTTGTTGAGGATTACATAAAATTCAAGTGCGGATATATAGCGGATTCTATTAATGGGTTATTCGCCAACGCTAAGTTTAAGTTATTCGACAATCTCATCAACGGAGGGATTTCCGAAACATGCGAATGTTTGATTGACGGCGTGCCTTATTCCGACGCAAACAACGCCGCCAAAATCAACACAGGTCTTGAAATCGCGAACGTATTAAGCGGACACTTTGATTTTTACGCCCCCATATTCATCGACAACGCCGAATGCGTGAACGATATATATAAAACCGATTCGCAGACGATTATGCTTTCGGTATCGGTCTTGCCGGGGCTGAGCATAGACCACGGGAATATAACGGAACAAGTCATATTCAAACCCGAAATAATTGATATAGAGGGGGTGGCGTAAATGGCATTGATTCTGAAGAAAAAAGCATCAGTTCCGCCATTACCGGAAGATATATATTTGGGTGTATGCTATGCGGTTATAGATATTGGAATGCAATACGAACAATTTCAGGGAAAATCCGCAAAACTAAAACATAAAATTATGCTTATTTGGGAAATTACAGGGGAAGAAATAGAAATTGACGGTAAAAAAGAACCCCGCGTAATATCAAATGAATATACATTTTCATTTGAGGATAAAGCAAATTTGAAAAAACTGATAGATTCGTGGTTCGGCAAAGATTCATATTCGGAAGAAAACGGTTTTGATATAAAGAATTTTTTAGGGAAACCGTGTCAGCTTGAAATAACCGTAAACGATAAAGATTATAACAGAATCGCAAATATAATGCGTTTAGCCAGAGGTCAGACGGCGCACGAGCCGAAAGAACTGCTGTATTACGAAATCGGGGACGAAAGCACTCATGATGTTTTCGATAAAATCCCGGAATGGATTCGGGATAAAATCAAAAAGTCGGTTGATTTTGAGAATATCGTCGATATACCGGATAATAACGGAGAATCCCACTCGGCTATACTCCCCCCTGCGGCTATGCCGCTGTCCCCCCTCGTAAACGAAGGGGGCTTAAAGGAAAAAACAAACAAAAAATCGAAAACCGAAGAAGTCCCGTTTTAGGAGAATGATTTATGTTAATCAGAATTTTGTCAAGCGGTTCGCACGGAAATATGATTATACTGGACGATACGGAAAACAGCCTGTCCGGAGCGAGATTGATTCTCGATTGCGGCATAAAAGGCAAGAGCCTTGTTAAGGCGTTGGAGCCTCCGCTGTCGAATATAGACGGAGCGTTTATCACGCACGAACACGGCGACCACTGCAAGGGCGTGACTGATTTGCTTAAGTACGGGATAAAAGTATATTCGGCTTATGAATCGCTTGACGAAATGGGCGACAAAATACGGGACAACGACAATACGGAAACTGTTGAAGCGTGGAAAATCACGGAAACGGAAAACTTTACGGTTATGCCGTTTCCCGCGTTCCACGATGGGGTTAACCCGCTGAATTATTTAGTCAAGTCAAAAATCAGCGGGAAAAAGATTGTGTATATAACCGATACCGGATATATAAATTCACGGTTCCCCGGCGATATTGACGCATATATCATAGAATGCAATTATATCGAAGAAAAACTGGACTATAATATACGCCGGAATCCGCAGTTAAAGATACTAAAAGCAAGACTGAGCGAAACGCATTTGTCGTTTAAAAAGACAATAGAGTTTTTTAAAAAACAGTTTGAATCAGTGAAACCGGCTGTAATACCAAAGATAATATTAGCGCACATATCCGACGGCAACGGCGACTCCGTACGCATGGAACGAGAAATTACGGAATCGGTTATACCGTATTTTACGGGATTCCCGGAAATTGCGGCGGCGGCTGACGGCACGGAGATATTTATATAAATATATAAAACGAGAAAGTGGGTGATTAATTGCCTGCGCCACAGAAAAAAGGATTAAGATATTTTTCTTTTGACGTGGGATTTTTCGGGGACAGAAAAATAAAGTTATTGCGCGGAGAACATGGAGCCGACGGAATTGAAGTTTACCAAAGGCTTTTATGTAAAATATATAATGACAATGGATATTACTTTGTATGGAACGACGAAGAAGATTTCGAGCTTTTAGCGGACGAAACCGGATATTCCATCGAAAAGGTCAGGCTGATATTTACAACCTTACTCAGACGGTCACTGTTTGATAACACACTTTTTGAGCGGGGCAATGTTTTATCATCATCTGGTATCCAGCGGCGATATTTTGAGGCTGTAAAAGAAACCAAAATCAAAGCCGCCGCCTCAGGGCGATATACTTACATAGAAAACGATATTTGTTTACTCTCGGAAGACGACTTTTTTGAATTTAACAAATCGACCGTTTGGCTTTGCCTTACGCAAAAAAACAGTAATTCCACGAATAACTATAATAATTCCACGAATAACAACAGTAATTCCACGAATAACCCCGCAAAGAAAAGTAAAGTAAATAAAAGTAAACTAAACGAAAGTAAAAGTAAAGTAACGCCGCCTGCGGCGGACGAACCGTCTCCGACGGTTACGGTTACTCTTACTACGCCTAAAGAAAAAGTTGATTTTACAGAAATGCAAATAACGGAACTGTCGGAGCAGTTCCCGGACGTTGATATAGTCAGGGATATAGAAAAAATGCAGGAGGATATTGATAATATGCCGAAATGCAATTTATACGGTCAGAATCTTGCCGATTATATAACAAGGTGGTTCAACAGAAGTCAAATGCAGGGCGGCAACAGGGACAATAACAAGAACGGGACCGGCAATAAAAGTATGGCTCTTGACGCTGACGATTTTTACGCGAGAGCCGTGAAAAAGTCAATGAAATTATGATGAAAACAGAGGAGGAATGAAAGCAATGAATAAAACAAAAATAGAATGGTGTGACTGGACATGGAATCCGGTTACGGGGTGTTTAAATAACTGCGAATACTGTTACGCGAAAAAAATCGCAAATCGTTTCGGGAATACATTTGAACCGAAATTTAAAAGCAATCGCCTCGATGAGCCAAAATATTTAAAAAAGCCGCAAAACATATTTGTGTGCAGTATGGCGGACTTGTTCGGCGAATGGATACCCGATGAATGGATTAAAACAATTTTTGAAGCCACAAATAAAGCACTGCAACATACTTATATTTATCTTACCAAAAACCCCGACCGTTATTATCAACTTGGGGAGGGTGACGAAAAAATTATACCCGATAAGGGAGTAAAAGGGTGGTTTGGAGCATCCGCTTCAACGGAAGAACAGGCTCAAGCGGCGTGGGAAAATCTGAATTGCACATGGATGAGCCTCGAACCGTTACATGGGGAATTTAGCGAGGAATTTTTTTCACACGATAATCGTTATACACAACAAATGGAAGCTCGCTGGAAATGGATAGTCATAGGCGCGGAAAGCGGAAACCGAAAAAATAAAGTCATTCCCAAGCGTGAATGGATAGAACAGATTATTAACGTGTGCAGAGAATGGAACATACCCGTATTTATTAAAGACAGCCTCGCCGATATATGGGGTGAGCCGTTGATTCAAGAATTTCCGTGGGAGGATAAAAAAACATGAACAAGAAATTACACCCGACGACAATAATCATATTCGCGGTATTCGTTATCGTTTGCTTTAACATGGTTGTTGGGCTTGAAAAAAGCGATGCATATTGGCTGTACGGCTACGCAGAGACGGAAACGCAGGGAGCGCACACAGCATACACGACAACCGAAACGACATCTATACATACAGAAACCGCGGAAACTGGTTGTTACAGCGAAGATATTACGTCTATGGAATCAAAAGAATCGACAGAATCTCCGGCAACGGAAGTCGCGGCGGTATCAACAACGACAGAAACGACTGAGGCAGTCGTAAAGTACCTTGTAACGGCAGAATCTGTGACAGAAGCGGTAACAACGACTGTTGAAACTGTGGAAAAGCCGCTGCGGTACATATTGACGGGCGATGAAAAGCGGATGATTTCTGTAGTGGCATGGAATGCTGACCACACCGACGATGATAGTCTGGCGTGCATAATTCAGACGATACTTAACCGGGTATATGAAACTGATAAGTTCCCGGACGCCGTCGAGAGTGTGCTGAGACAACCAAAGCAGTTCGAGAGTTGCGACATGGTTTTATGCGATACATATCTATACGATTGCGACCGCATATCGGCAATCATTGACAGTATCTGCGACGGTTACGACCCGTTTGACGGCGAATTGGCATTGTATTATTCGGCGAGTTACGTTCCATCGTCAAAAATAGCCACAAATTTATTATTAATAAAAATCGCAGGCGGGAGTAAATTTTATGGTCAGAATTAGGAGGTTGGTCCGATGAAAAAAACAGCAAATGAAACGAGAATAGAAAGCGAATTTTTCAAAGTGTGGGATTCTGAATTCAAATGCGATGATTGCGAGTTCAGTAGGCTTTATGCAAAAACAAGGGATATTTTTTGCGTTCGGGAAGAACGATATGTGTCGATACTTGAAAAAATTGCACAGACGGTAAATCCCGGAAACGGAATGTGTGGAAAACTTTATGACGATTTGCCGGAAATGCTTTTAGACTGGCTTGATACGCGCGGAGACAAAGCAAAACTCGTATCGGAAAATAAAGCATTGAAGAAAGAAAACGCGGAAATGGCTCTTGAAATCCATAGGCTGAAATCATGAACATCGAGCTTACTCCGTACCAAAACAACAGCCTGACATCAGGCGGGAAAGAGAGGTTTATATATGATAGAGTTATTAGATTATATTATTATATGCGACGATGTACCGGGTTTTACGCGGGATAAAAAAGCAAAAGTCACAACGACGCTGAAATATTGCCAAGAACATTGCGAAAAATATAATGAATGCGCCGAAGCGGTGATTCTACTCGACGAGAGAATCGAAATGAATAAAATTTTTAATGAAAGCGAGGACGATAGCGAATGAACATGAGCAAAGAAGGACGCGTGAAGATACGGGAAATGTATAAAGAGGCAGAATGGATAGTCAAAGATATTCCCCGTTCAAGACCTGAAGCAGTTGTAAAAGATTGTTTACAAATTATCCCATTATTGCTTAACGCGCTTGACGAAATGGGCGAAGAACGCGATAAATGCGAAAAAATGCTTTTAACTATGGGTGAAAAACTCGATTGTTACAGATACCGAGCTGAGGCGTTGGAACGGGCGATTCGGTCATGCCCCAGCGGTATCTGTCATATTTGTGCGAATTGCAAAAACAAAATAGAATATTGCCCTGACTGTATAAACAGCGATAATTGGAGTAATTGGGTTTTCGACGAAGCCAGATTTGCGGGAGGGGGCGAGAGCGGTGAGTGAAAAGCCAATCATATTTTCGACAGAAATGGTCAGAGCGATACTTGACGGCAGGAAAACGCAGACAAGACGGGTTATGAAACCGCAACCCAAAGCAAGCGAATTATTTGACGATTATATACAATACAAAAATATTCATTGGAATCCTAAAGACGACTATAAACATAATATTCCCGTACAAGCGTTGAAATATAAACTCGGAGATGTTTTATGGGTGCGGGAAACGTGGCGACCTGTAAATTCCGAAACATACAAAATTTATCCAAAAGAATCTGCTATTGATTATGCGGCAGATTGGAGTCCGATTCATTTTGAAAACAGCAAAAATCCAAAAGCTTGCAACGGCGGCAAATGGCGACCGTCGATTCACATGCCGCGAGCCGCCGCACGGTTATTCCTGCGCGTGACTGATGTTAGGATTGAGCGGGTGCAGGAGATATCTGCAGACGAAGCAGAAAAGGAGGGTTGTAAATTCGTTTATGCTTACGGATTGGATAGTGTTGCCATGAGTCCATATCAAGCCTTTATTCATTTATGGGACTGCCTCAACGCAAAGCGCGGGTATTCGTGGAAAAGCAACCCGTGGGTTTGGGTAATTGAGTTTGAGAGGATAACGCCGGAACTGGCACAGACTGAATGCGACCGTAGGAATAATGGAGGGGAAAATTGAAATGGAAAGATATACTAAAAAAAGCGAAAACGGCGGTTATTGTATAAACTCAAACTGTCTTTACGAAATTTTTTCATCATCTTGGGAAAAGTTATCATCGGGACCGGCAATCAAACGTCTCGCTGAATATGAGGACGCGCAGGAACAGGGGTTGTTGCTCCGGCTGCCGTGTAAAGTTGGTACGCCGGTGTATGCCGCAATTAATAAAAAAAATTATGGCGTCGGATTTATGGACAGCCATATTGAAACGTGGAATTTTAGATATGATATGATTCCTGATTTCGGCAAAACGATATTCCTCACCCGCGAAGCCGCCGAATCCGCGTTGCGCGAAATAACCGGAAAAGGGGGAATGAACGATGAGTAATGCGAAAATACCTATACAATGCACAGAAGAGCAGCTTGATTTTATCTGCCAACTTCTATATTCAAAAAGTTCAAGAGCGGAAGTTGAAAAATTATTTTCGCCTGTATTTGAACATACAAATGAAAATCACGTAAATTTAGCGGCAATCAAATCCTGTTTCGAGCGGACTGACCCGCCGAGGTGGCGTGCGGAAAAAGGCGAAACATATCATTATGTCAATGACTATGGTATTCATAATAATATTATTGAATGCGGAAATTATATTGATGATGAACGGCACAATTCCGGCAACTATTTCCGAACACAGAGCGAAGCCGAAGCCGTCGCCGTGATGTGGCGGGAACTATTTTCGAAAGGGAGCGATAATATTGCTGTTCCGTAAAATCTGTAAGAATTGCTGTAATATAAGACGAAAAACGGGAATGCTTGTATCTGAAAACTTTATATGCCTTGAAAATATGAGTTTCGTAAAATTGAACGGTTACTGTAAAAATTTTAATAAAATTACAGATAATGTCATAAAACATCTAAAAAGATAAATCCACTCCGGCGCGATAGTAGTTTTCGCAGTAAGTGAACCGTGAGTATTACGGGGTTCTGCCGGAACGCACTTCCCATGCAAAAAGAGAAAGCCGTCGCCCCCGCGATAGCTCTCCCCCTGCGATGTATATACGGCTTGTTTTTGATATTTTCGTCTGTATATATAATTATACCACGCTTTCTACATATTGTCAAGCGCAAAAGTGGAATTGTGATTTTAGAGGGGGGATTTGTCAAGTGAAAAATAAAGATTATATAAAAGATTACGCAACAGCTGCTTTCAGGTTTTATAAATCGGTAGGCGGCTTAAACGCATATAAGGATAAAATATGGCAGGAGGCTTTATCGAATTACCGGAGCGATGATATTCAAAATCCCGGAATATCAAAGCCCACGGAGTCCAGTATTATACGGGCAGAAAAAGCCCTTGACTTAAAAATTTCCGAAATTGCCGATTTAGAGGCGGTTGAACGGACTCTTGATATTCTCGGAAGAATCGACGGAGGTAGATATATAATTACCGCGATAGATATTGTTTACTGGACGGATTTAGAAATTCCGATTAATCAAAAAGGGATTATACAGGACAGAATACATAAAGCGAGTCTGCATATACCGGCGAGCGAAAGAACGGTTTATTATTATCTGTTTAAGGCAAGAACCATATTTGCAGTTGAAAGAGGGTTGAGATTGTGAACATTTTTCATAAATGTTTGCAGTCATACGACTTAATTTTATGTTAAAATAATAGCATGAATAATTTTCAAGAGCAATCCGGCAGCAGTCGGGCGGCTCTTTTTCTATGAGGTATATATGGGTACGCAAATAATTTCGATAGATAAACTATCGCTCGCGGAGTACAACCCGCGAAAAGATTTACAGCCGGGCGACCCGGAGTATATTAAATTAAAGCGAAGTATTGAGACTTACGGCTGCGTTGAAAATATCGTCGTAAATTCAGATATGACGGTAATCGGCGGACATCAGCGCGTAAAAGTCATGCGCGACCTCGGATATACGGAAGCTGAGTGCAAAGTCTTGAATTTGACGAAAAAACAGGAAATAGCGTTGAATGTCGCGTTAAATAAAATCTCCGGCGAGTGGGATATGCCAAAATTGAAAGACTTGCTGCTCAAACTCGACGATGGCACGTTCGATATGGATTTAACGGGTTTCGACGATGACGAGATAGAACGGTTAATGGCAGAACTGCCGGAGGACATGGAAAATATTGACGAGAAAAAAGACGGTGCGCTTGCTGAAAAATATATAATCGCTCCGTTCAGCGTACTGGATACACGCTCTAAAAGATGGCTTGACAGGCGTAATATATGGACTGATATTGGCATAAAAAGCGAAATAGGACGGGGAAATGACGACGATAAAACCCAAAACGGTCTAACGTTCGGGAAATCGGCACAGCCTCCGCAGGTATATAAAAAGAAAGAAAAATACGAAAACGCGTCAGGGAAAAAAATATCATGGGAAGAATTTTTCGCGTTATTCCCGGAACAGGCTCATCACGGCGGAACGTCTATATTTGACCCGGTTCTGTGCGAAATAATGTATAATTGGTTTTGTCCCAAAAACGGGAAAATAATAGACCCGTTCAGCGGAGGCAGCGTTCGGGGAATAGTCGCGGCAATAAACGGATTCGATTATACCGGTATAGACTTATCAGAACGCCAGATTCAGGCTAATCAAAATAATCTTGACGAAATATTAAATAATAAAGCAGATATTGAAATTCATCATATCCCAAAATGGATTAACGGGGATTCCGCAGATATAAAAGAATTAGCTTTCGGCGAATATGATTTATTATTCACTTGTCCGCCTTACGCCGATTTAGAAGTTTACAGCAACGACGAAAAAGATTTGAGCAATATGGATTATACAGATTTTCAAGCGGCTTATTTTGATATAATCAACAAAACTGTTTCTCTGTTGAAACAAAACAGGTTCGCCGCCGTTGTCGTCGGGGAAGTCCGCGACAAAAACGGTATATATCATAATTTTATCAGCGACACGATTAAATATTTCACAGAAGCGGAAATGTCCTATTACAACGAAATGATTTTGATAAACAATTTTGGCAGTCTGCCAATAAGGTGCGGCAAACCGTTTGAAAAATCCCGCAAAATAGGAAAAACACATCAGAATATATTAGTATTTGTAAAAGGCGACCCGAAAACAGCGGCAAAAGAAATTGGCGGCGATTATCAGGACGAATATTACGATGAAAAAACTATATAGCTTTAACTGATTCAAACCGCAAAAAACAATTCAACTCAAATACGGAAAAAAGGGGCAGGTGGTGATTATGTGACCGACATACAGAAACAGGCGTATCAAGATTACAGGAACGGCATGAAAGCTGTCGATATATCGAATAAATATGATGTTCCTGCGGCTACTGTGCGAACATGGATTAATAGGACATGGAAACAAAAAAACGTTTCAAATTTTAACAAAAAAAGTGAAACGAAAAGCAATAAAAAAGTGAAACGCCGTGGAGCTCCCGCAGGCAATCAAAACGCTGTCGGAAATACGGGCGGCGCGCCGGAGCAGAATCAAAACAATCTAAAACACGGGGCATACTGCAAAGTATTTGACGGCGTGTTCGACGACGACGAAAAAGCTTTGATAGAGAACATGACCGACGACCCGGAAACGATATATAACGAAGAATTAAAATTATACACAGTCCGGGAACACCGCATATTACAGCGTATAAAAGAATTGCGCGACAGCAGCGAGAATTTTATCACGGAGAGAACACGTTCGCGCAGGCTTGAAATAAAAGCAGGATTGCCTAAGTTTTCGCAGAACCAATCGGAAGTCACGGCTGAGAAAATATCGAAATCCGACGCATTGAACAAGCTCGAAACAGAACTGACAAAAATACAGGCGGGCAAGACAAGGTGCGCGGTTGAACTGGCGAAACTGAAAGCCGAGAAAAAAGACACCGGAAACAAAGAAGCGGTTGACGACTGGGTCACAGCGGTCATGGAGAGCGGCTATGAATAGAAAAGAATTATTTTTGCAGAGAGTGCCGTTATATAAAAAAGACGTCGTTCTATTCGCCCGTGAAGTCTTGCGGTTTGAGCCGGACGGCTGGCAGAAAAATGTTTTAAAAGATATTTCACAGTCCAACCGGGTATCTGTAAAATCGGGTCAGGGCGTGGGAAAGACAGGCGTTGAAGCGGTTGTTTTGCTGTGGTTTTTGTCATGTTTCCCGTTTGCGCGGGTAGTCGCGACCGCACCGACTATGCAGCAGTTACATGACGTACTGTGGGCGGAAGTGGCAAAATGGAAAGAGAAAAGCCCGCTTTTGAATAATATTTTACGGTGGACTAAAACATATATTTATGTGTTCGGGTATGAAAAACGGTGGTTCGCCGTCGCCCGTACCGCGACAAAACCGGAGAACATGCAGGGGTTTCATGAAGACAACATGCTTTTTATCGTGGACGAGGCAAGCGGTATCGCCGAGGTTATCATGGAAGCGATTCTCGGCACACTTTCGGGAGATAACAATAAACTGTTGATGTGCGGAAATCCGACGAAAACGTCTGGGACTTTCTATGACAGTCACACGTCGGACAGGGCGATATATAAATGTCACACGGTATCGTCACTCGACAGCCCGCGGACAAACAAAGAAAATATAGCGTCACTCATAAAGAAATACGGAGCGGAGAGCAATTTTGCCCGCGTCCGTATTTTCGGCACGTTTCCGATTGCGGAAGATGATGTTTTTATTCCGTTGCCGCTTGCCGAGCATTCCGTACAGCTTGGGTTGGATTACGTTATACCTGAAAATCCTACGTTGATTCACATAGGCGCGGATATTGCGAGATACGGTTCAGACCAGACGGTCATCGGGAATAAAATCGACGAAAAGGTTGAGTTTTACGAGAAAATCCGGGGACAGGACACGATGAAAACCGCAGACAAAATCATAGAACTCGGCGAAAAACTGAAACTGCGGTATAACTGGACGGGTAAAATCCCCGTGAAAATAGACGACGGCGGGGTCGGCGGCGGAGTGGTTGACAGACTGCGGCAGATGAAACGCAACAACCCCGATAAATTATCATGGCTTGAAGTATATCCGATTACATTCGGCAAGCGAATACAGAATAAATATTATCACGACAGCACAAGTTTTATGACGGGCGTAGTCAAGAGTCTTTTGACTTCGGTTGACGAAGCCGGAATTGAAAAACCCGTCGAGTTGATTCTGCCGAACGACGACAATCTCATCGCGCAGTTATCGACGAGGAAATACAAGCTGACGGACATGAGCAAGATACAAGTCGAGAGCAAAGAATCAATGAAAAAGCGGGGGTTACCGTCGCCGGACGAAGCGGACTGTCTGCTTTTGTTGTGTTTGCCTGTTAGGGTGAAATAAATAAATTTTTATACAAGGTGAAAAACATGTCAGAAAATAAAAAAAATCGCACAGTACAGGCGCATATCATAAAAGCCGACCCGCCGAAACCGGGGCAAAACACCATGTCGCGGCTCGAAAGCGACACAAAAGGCGGCACAGCGTCCCTCAACGGCGATAAATTCATTTCGCCGCCCGCTGACCTACACGGCTTGAAAACCCTCGTCAAACATTCGTCTATACTCCCGCAGTGCATTCGCGCATACAAAAACAATATCGCCGGATTCGGCATCGGTATCAGATACAAAGACAGCGACGAAAAAGACGATAAATTTAAATTAGCCGAATGGACGAAATTACAGGATATAATCGAACTTCTGAACATGGACAAAGATACAAAAGAAGTGTTCGAGGACGTTATCGAAGCCCGCGAAACCTACGGTATATCGTATCTTGAAGTCATGCGTAACCTTGCCGGGGAAGTGTACGGCATAGAGTTTATCAGAAATACGCCGAGTATCAGCAAAACTTTCCCGCTTCTCCCTGCTGTCGAGGTCGAATATACATATAAAGACCAGATTATCAAACGCCCGAAAAAGTTCTGTAAATACAAACAGGAAATCGACGGCAAATCTGTGTATTTCAAGGAAATCGGGGACACGCGGGGCATGGATAAATACACAGGCGAATACGGCGAGGGCGTCGCTCTCGAAAAACAGGCAAGCGAAATCCTTGAGTTTATTATCGGCCCGGAGACATACGGCGAAGTGCGCTGGATTGGGCAGGTTCTGGGCGTTGACGGCAGCCGTAAGGCTGAGAACCTCAACAACAGGTATTTCGACGAGGGACGGCACACGCCGCTTTTGATTATGGTAAAAGGCGGTACACTCACAGACGACAGTTTCGCGAAACTAAAAGAGTACATGAACGGCATAAAAGGCGAAAACGGACAGCACGCTTTCATGGTTCTGGAAACAGATTCGGTCAGCAACGTCAGCATGGGTGAAATGGAGAGAGCCCCCGAAATCGAAGTGCATAATCTTGCGGGTATGCTGCAAAAAGACGAGTTGTTTCAGGAGTACCTCGACAACAACCGTCAGAGAACGCAGTCGTCGTTCCAGTTGCCGGATTTATATGTCGGCTATACGAAAGAGTTCAACCGGGCTACGGCTCAGACAGCGCAGGAAATCACGGAAAAACAAGTTTTTCAGCCGGAGCGTCAGAGTCTTGCGTGGATTATAAACAATAAACTTCTCGCGGATTACAAGTTCAAGTATGTCGAGGCGTATTTCAAAGAGCCGGATATACAAAACCCCGACGATATTATGAAAATCCTGAACATAACGGAACGTGCGGGAGGGTTAACGCCGAACCGTGCGAAAGAACTGACGTACAAAATATCCGGCGATGTTTCGGAGGATTACCCCGGCGAATGGGGCGATATACCGATTGCTTACGCGAAGATGACGCAGACTGACGCGCAATTAGTGAAGCAAATCCAGAAAGCGGCTGACGACGGCAATACAGAGATAGTGGCGGTGATGAAAGAAGTCCGGTCGCTTTTGTTGAAGCAGGAGGCGACTCCCCCCGTCAACTTCGTTGACACCCCCCTCGCAAGCGAAGGGGGCATTTCATCATGAACGATTGTACCGCTTTAATCAAGGCAATCGACGCGTATATAGCGAAAGCCGACGAAAAACTGACGGACGCGCTTGACGAGGCGGGGTTTGTGAATCCCGATGATACCGTAACGGAAATATCGTCGCTTGAGGAAAAAATTGCCGAGGTTTTAGTCAGCGAGACGAAATATATCACGGATAATATAAGCAAATCTCCTGACCTTGAAACTTTATATTACGACGGAGCATGGGACGATATTCAGGACAGCGATATTGTCGCTGAAGAACTGGCAGAAATATTCAGGGACGAATTTGCGTCGTATATACCCGGACTTGCGGACGGTTACATGAAACAAACAGAAGTTGATTTGTCTGTCACGACAGTTACAGAGCGCAGTAATTCGTGGATAAACAACTGGAGCGTCAGTCTGGGAATAATTATCGCGTTGAATTTCCACAAAAGCGTTGCCAACGCTATAATAGATTTTATCTCGCAAAAAAAGAGCGTTTCTGATTTTGTCAAACACGCAAACGACAAAAAAATCCGCGACGATTTCTACAACGCCCGTCAAGTGTCCGTGACGGAGATACTCCGCGCCCACTCGGTCGCTCAGCAGGAGGCGATAATACAGAATCCGGCTGTGGACTATAAAAAGTGGATTCACACGAGCATATACATAACCAAACCGCGCATGAATCATGTGGCGATGAACGGCGTGA